ACGGAGACGAGCGTGTCAACTTCCCAGACGGATCATCTATCGCAGTCGTCGCAGCTTCTGCTCACGCTCACGGAATGACAGCCTCGGTCATCCTCGTGGACGAATTGTGGGACATCAGTCCCGAGGTTGTGTTCACTGCGCTCAGGCCATCACAGGTCGCCATCAAGAAGAATCCGATGATGATGATGTTCAGTACCGCCGGCGACCAAGGCTCAACAGTGCTCTTACAGCTTCGAGAGCAAGGGATAGCAGCGATTGACTCGGGCCGAACTGGCTCGCTGTACTTTGCTGAATGGTCACTTCCGCCCGGAGTGAGTTTGGAAGATCGGCATTATTGGGGATGGGCGAATCCTGCGCTCGGGACAACGATCACGATGAAGGCGCTTGAGCTGGCGTTTGATTCGCCGAACCGTCAAGCGTTCATCCGAGGCCACCTGAATCTCTGGGTGGATTCGACAAACAGTTACCTACCGATCAACCTTTGGAACGATCGGAAGACTGTGGATCCGATGCCTCCGATCCAGTGGCTCGTCATTGACTCATCGGTTGACGAATCACGCTATGTCGGGATTGGTTGCGCCTACGACGGTACGCGCGTCATCGTGACGACCGAGTTTGTCGTGGAATCCGCTCAGCAGATGTGGGCCGAAGTTGTGACTCGAATGTCAGACTTGTCCGTCAAGCTTGCGTGTACTCCATCACTGGAGATCCACTGTCCCCCAGATCTTCGCCGGCGGATGACAATCGTCGGCTATGCGGAACTGATCAAGTGGACTGGTGCAGCTCGTGCGATGATCGTTGAGGATCGTGTTCGCCACACTGGCGATCTTGCACTGTCAGAACACTTCGCTCGAGCAGTAGCAGTCAAGACTGGCGGAGCGATCGTGCTCAGCTCGCAAAAGTCACCCGGCCCGATAGAGCTCGCCCGATGTTCAGTGTGGGGAATCATGCTCACATCACGACCAAGAGCATCAGCGAAACCTCAGATGGCTTTCGGCTGACCCTCGTGGACACGCTCCGAAAAGTCTGAGAGAATCCGAGGGATGGCACTCTTCGGAAGTAAGAAGCAAGACGCGACCCCCGCGTTCGCACACGCACCGCTTCAAGCTGCAGCAGGTAGCGCCTCACAAAGCGGACTCGGCCAGTTTTGGAGTTACACCGTCGGGGCGGCTTCAGAGCTGGCCTTGTCTGTGCCTACCGTGTCTCGAGCGACACAGATGATCATCTCGCTTGTTGGCTCACTGCCTCTTCGCCACTACACGACACAGTTCAACGGCGAACGGTACGAGAAAATCTATCTTGAGAACGAATCATGGATGGACACTCCAGATCCAACCCTGACGCGTAACTTCGTCATGTCGAATCTGTGCATGGATCTCATGATGCGCGGACGCGCGTTCCTCTATGTGACATCACGCAGCTCTGCCACTGGACGGCCTCTCGCTTTCCAGTGGATGCCCTGCGAGATGGTTGACACATTGGATCAACCCGGTCCGCAGTTCTTCGGAAAATCCAACCAGATCACATTCAACGGCATCCAGATTCCGACACAAGATGTCATCCAATTCCTTGCACCCGTTCAAGGGTTCCTTTGGACAGGTCGCCGAGTCCTAGAGACAGCGATCAAACTTGACCGCTCCGCTGAACGCTTCGCCTCCAATGAGATCGTCGCTGGATACTTACAGCAGACCGACAGCTCTGAACCTCTTGACGCTGAATCACTTGGTGAACTCGCTGCAGCATGGTCAAATGCGCGACGCGTGAACGCTGTCGGCGCATTGAACTCGGCTGTCAAGTACGAACAATTCGACACAGACCCCAGCAAACTCCAGCTCGTAGAAGCACGAAACTTCAGTGCACTCGAGCTCAGCAGGGCAATCGGTGTCCCCGCCTACTTACTGGGCATAGGCATTTCTGGCTACAATTACTCCAACGCAACACAAGCCAAGCAAGATCTCTATCTGCTCGGCGCGAAGCTTTACATGGACTGCATCCAAGAAACCCTCAGCGGAACAGACATCCTGCCTCGTAATAGGTTCGTGGAATTTGACACCGAAGATCTGATAGCAGATGTAGAGATGAATCGCTCAGAGATTGACATTGAAGAACCAGCCTCATCACGAACCCCTCAGGACATCAACTCATGATTCGACTTACTGCTCAACAGATCACACTTGACGCTTCCGCCGATGGCGAACCATCACGCCAGATCACAGGCCTCGCCGTCCCTTGGAATGTCAAAGCGACTCTCTCCGGTGGAGAATCGGTCGTCTTCCTTGAGGGCTCACTTCCCGAAGATGGCCCGATGCCGAAGCTTCTTGAATATCACGACGAGACACGCGTCATCGGACGAGTCACCGAGCGAGTATCAACCGCTGAAGGCATGATGTTCGTCGCCAAGTTAAGCGCCACTCGTGCAGCTGACGACGCTCTTGCACTGCTCGCTGATGGCGCTCTAGATTCGGTCTCGGTTGGCGCAGTGCCTACCAAGTTCAAGCGCCTCGCAGACGGGACGCTAGAGGTCTCTGAGGCGAAGTTCGTGGAACTGTCGGTCGTCACCGTTCCGGCTTACGAATCAGCTCAGGTCTATTCAGTCGCTGCCTCTTCACCCGAAGAGGAAGCACCCGACGAAGAAGAAGAAACACCAACCCCAACCCAACCATCCGAGGAGGATGAAATGTCAGAAGCAATCGAAGCAGCAGTACCCACTGCCCCCATCCAATACGCAACAGCGAAGCGTGAGTTCAAAATGCCGACAGCTGCCGAATACATGGTCAAGTTCTTGGCTGGCGGATCCGAGTTTGCAGAGTTCAACCAGCGCATCGTTGCAGCAGCTCCAAATGTGACGAGCAATGACTCGCCCGGCCTCTTGCCAGTGCCGATCATCTCGCCCATCTATAACAATTTTGTGGCTAACTACAGGCCTCTCATCACGGCAATGGGAGTCCGCCAGATGCCCGCATCCGGCAAGGTGTTCATCCGTCCGAAAGTCACCACGCACACGACCATCGGTGCAAGCAACGGCGAACTCGTCGCACTCGATCAAGGTACTTTCGTCGTGGACGACATCCAGATCACGAAGGCCCTCTACGGCGGATATGTCAACTTGTCCGAAGAGTCAATGGACTTCACTTCGCCCGAAGTTCTCGGTGCTTTGATTGACGACATGGCGCGGATCTACGCGAACGCCACCGATATCGCAGCTTGCACAACTTTTGAAGCTGGAGTGAGCCAGACCGAAACTTTGACCAGCGCAACTACTCCGGCTGACTGGGTGTCGTTCATCTACAACTCAGCTGAGCAGATCTTGACCAACTCAAACGGCAACCTGCCTAATGTTCTCGTGATGTCACCAAATTATTACGCGGTGCTCGGAGCTTTGAGCGATGACTCGGGTCGTCCGTTGTTCCCGAATGTTGGCCCACAGAACGCTTTCGGTACAACTGCAGCAAGCAATTTTAACGGCAACGCTTTCGGCTTGAATCTGGTCGTGGATCGCAACTTGGACAATCAGGTCTATGTCGGTGACAGCACTGGCTTCGAGTGCTGGGAACAGCAACGCGGGGCCGTCAGTGTTGAACTTGCAGACGGCGCACTCGGTCGTGTCATTAAGTTCCGTGGCTACTTCAGCTCGGTCATGATTGACGCAACTAAGTTTGTCAAGCGAGCCTGAACCGAATAGACGAAGAGAGAGATCTGAACGATGGCCACCTTTACAGTTACGCACCACCAGCGTCTGTCAAATGTTGCTGTCGTTCAGACTCTCGAATCAACTGACATTGCGATCGGTCAAACGATCACACTGTCAGGCCTCGGACATGGGCTCAACGGCGCACACATCGTGTTCGCTGTACCGACCTATCTGTTCATCGGCATTGACGAAGAAGGCGACTACCTTTTTGACTCGGATGTCATCATTCCGAACCAGTTGCTCTTTCAAGATGTCGGCGACGACCTTGAGCGTTCAGCTGCAGATCCTGTCGGCTCGCTCGTCTGGACACAGACCTGCACATGGATCAATGTCGCTGATCTCACCGAGTTCCTCGGCATTAGCGGAGCGACCGCCAACGACACAGCCTTCATGACCTCATCAGTCAATGCCAGTAATGCATGGTCATTTAAACGCAGGGTTCAGGCCGGGTACCATGACTCACTGACCAGCGTCCCTGATGCTGCAGTCAAAGCTGGAGTCGTGCTCATGGCTGCGAGTTTGTACCGTGAGCGCGGAAGTTTGGACTCCTTTAACAGTTTCCAAGACATGAACATCTCCGCACCTGTTGCTTCAATGGGTCGGATAAATCAGTTGCTCGGCATCAAGAGATCGCAAGTGGCATGAGATGGCTGGCATCTTCACAGACACGATCAACGCTGTCTCAGCGACGATCACAGCTCTCGGCCTTAAGCCAGTCACTGATCCTCGGAACGCTCGACCTCTTACTGTATTCATTGAGCTTCCTGTTTTCAGTTCGTTCAATAATCAGACGGCGGACATCACGATTGATCTCCGAGTGTTGGGCGCGCCACCCGGCAACCAAGACACTACGGACTACATACTCGGAGTCGTTGATCAACTAATGGACTCCTCTCTCGCAGTCATCTCTGGCAGACCTACGATCGCCTCGATCGGTTCTGCCGAGTTGCCTGCATATGACCTCACAATTAGAATCGGCACTAGCCGCATATAAAAGGACAAAACAATGGCCACAGTCACCTACCTAGCCAACCCCACCGTCACCGTCACAGCACCATCAGCGATGACACTCACCGATCACTGCTCTGCAGCGACCTTAACCCTCACGGCTGAAGCACTTGAGAACACGGCCTTCGGTCAAACCTCACGCACCTTCACCGCTGGGCTCTTCAGCAATGAGCTGACGCTCACACTGTTCCAGAGCTACGGAGCGACCGAAGTTGAAACCATGCTGAACACTTTGTTCGGTGTTGAATCAACACTCGTCATCAGCCCTGCCGGCGCAATTGAGTCCGCCTCGAATCCTGAGTACACCTTGACAGGTTGCTACTTGGCGACCGTGACTCCAATCTCGGCAACTGTTGGAGAGCTGTCAGTTGTCGAGGCCGTGTTCATGGGCGGAACCTTCGCTCGCGACATCACCTGATCAAGTAAGTAATCCGAACCCCGACTAGGAGAACCCATGAAACTCACACTAAGTGTCAAGCTCGCCGATGGCGAGACCTACCAAGTCATCACGAACCTCTTCGTGATTATCTCGTGGGAGCGTAAATTTAAGCGACGAGCATCAGATCTTGCGAACGGGATCGGGATGGAAGATCTAGCCTTCATGGCCTACGAGGCCAGTAAGCAACAAGGTCATCCAGTCCCGATCTCATTTGATGAGTTTGTTAAGAAGTTAGAAGATCTAGAAGTCGTGGAGACTGCGTCTGCAGTCCCTACGCAGGAGGCTTCCGGCGACAACTAGCAGCTCTGCTAGTTGAGACTGGGTTCTGGCCTCCGCACATAACATTCGAGACCGATGATCTGGCGACTTGCGTCCAGATCATCAATGAACAAAGACGGAAGACCTAATGGCTGCAGATGTGAGACTTGATACTTACGGTCTGCAGGACGCGTTAAAGAAGATGCAGAAGATTAATCCTGCTATGCGTCGGACTCTTCTCAAAGATACAAAGGTTGCAGCTGAACCTTTAGTCAAAGCTATCAACGGTCGCATCCCCACTTCTGCACCTCTTAGCGGAATGAACCATGACGGTCGTACTGGTTGGAAAAATGTGAAAAAGGTCCAGATCTCTCTGAACACTCGCATGCCTCGCAAAGGATCGGTGACCGCTGGCGCTGAACAGATCGCAGTTGTTCGAGTCGTCACGAAAGGCGCACCCGTAGCGATTACTGACATGGCAGGAAAAGCAGGTGGCACAAAGTCACGCCGAGAGCCAAAGTACCGCCGACCTAATTTCGCTTCAGCACTTAAAGGTGAACCTTCTCGCTATATGTGGAAAGACATTGAAGGAATGATTGCAGACACTGAACGCGCACTCATGCCGATCATTGAGCAGTTCATGAAAGACGCGAAGAGAGAGTTCAACTGATGGCAATCAACCTCCCAATCATCAGCGAGTGGAATCCCAAGGGCATAGATAAAGCAATCGCCGACTTTAAAAAACTTGAGACCAACGGGCAGAAGGCCTCTTTTGCAATCAAGAAGGCGGCAGTGCCGGCAGGGTTGGCTGTCGCCGCTTTAGGTACCTTTCTTGTTGGTGCCGCTAAAGGTGCTGAAGAAGCACGAATCGCAGACCAGAAACTGGCTTCAGTTCTTGACACGATGGGCTTTGAGGATGCCACGGAAAGAGTTTCGGCCTACGCCGAAAGCCTTGAAAAGACTATTGCTGTTGACGCTGATGTCATCAAGGCAACACAGACGAAACTCGCAACATTTAGCAATCTTGCCGGGACTGTAGATGAAGCAGGCGGTGCGTTTGATCGTGCGACTGCGGCAGCTCTTGACATGGCTGCAGCAGGTTTCGGAACTGCCGAAGGTAACGCTGTGCAGTTGGGTAAAGCGTTGCAGGACCCGATCAAAGGCATCGCAGCATTAGCGAAATCTGGTGTCACTTTTACTGAGCAAGAAAAGGACAAGATTAAAGCTCTTGTCGAGTCGGGCAATTTGCTCGAAGCACAGAACATCATTCTTAGAGCTGTCGAAGGTCAGGTCGGCGGAACTGCTGCAGCTTCCGCTTCATCGTTTGACAAGATGAAGTTCGCTCTCGCTGGCTTGTCTGACACTTTCGGTGAAATGTTGCTACCAGTCATTGACGAATTGGCACCAAAGCTGGCTGTTTTTACTGCTTGGGCTACCAAAAACAAAACGCTTCTAACAGTTTTGGTTGGCGTGTTTGGTGGCCTTGCTGTAGCCATTCTTGCGGTCAATGTGGCCATGAAAGTCTGGACAGCAACGACAGCAGCGTTCACCGCAATCCAAGCAGCTTTTAATGCTGTCATGGCCTTGAACCCGATCTTCCTGATCGTCGCTGCAATCGTCGCCATTATCGCAGTCCTCGTTTTACTTCAAAAAGAGTTCGGGCTTTTTGATGGTGTCATCAAGTTTGTCGGCAATTCGTTTGCCAAAGTTTGGGAAGCAATTAAAGCAGTATTCGACTGGGTGACCAACAACTGGAAACTGCTCCTCGTCGTGTTGACTGGCCCGTTCGGTTTGGCAATCCTTGCGATTTTCAAGTTTAAAGACAAAATAATGGAAGTGTTCAAAATAATCTACAACGGCATCAAAGCCGCAATGGGCTTCGTCGCCAATGTCATCACAGCACCATTCAAAGCAGCTTTCAATCTTGTCGCCAAACTATGGAACAACACCGTCGGCAAACTGTCGTTTAAGGTACCTGGCTGGGTGCCTGGCCTTGGTGGCAAGGGATTCGATGTGCCAGACATCCCTGAACTCGCTCAAGGTGGCATCGTGACGAGCGCACAGCTAATCATGGCTGGCGAAGGCGGAGAACCTGAAGCGATCATCCCTCTCTCCAAACTTGCGAGCATGGGATTCGGTGGTGGTGGCGGTGGCCCGACAATAAACATCACAGTCACTAGCGCAGATCCGAACGCTGTTGTCGCAGCTCTGCAACGCTATGTTCGAATGAGTGGCCCAGTGCCAGTGACTACAAGGCCACTATGAGCAACCAGAACCTTTGGAAGGTCACAGTGGACGGATACAGCCTTGACGGGTTCGTCTATTCGCTGTCCTTTTTTAACGGCAAGAAGAGATGGCTGGAGAACTATTCGCCTCAAAGTCTGTCGCTCACTATTGACAACTCGACAGGTCTTGCGTCTGCGTTTCTGCCCGGATCAGAGATCAAGGTGTACAGGGACGGAGTTGGCACGAACAACAACGCTCGAAGCTTCTTTTACACTCAAAGCGTTTCATTTGATGACGGCTTCCAGTACGCGTCAGGTGGAGCGACAGCAACGATCTCAGGGATAGATCTGTTCGGAGTGTTGTCGCGTGAGCAACTTGTGAACGAAGACCTCGGCGACCTCAACACGCTAGAACAACTGTCGCCATACACAAGTTTGATCAGCTTCACAAACAACGGAAACAGTGTCGCCTACCCGACCGACAACTACACCGGCACGATCGGCGCTCGACTGGCCGAAAATATGCAGACCGAACACGGCCTCATGATCAACTACGGCGACACGATCAAACTATTGGCTCGGTCTCAGGTTGGCGAGAGTGTCTCGACTTTGTCATTCGGTGGCATTGCGTCCGCCACCGTCCTACCCATGAACGCAGTGTTCAGGTCTGCGCTTGGCGATTCGTTCAACAATGTCGTCACAGTGGACGCTCCCGTCGGATCTTCTACAGCGACAAACGCTGCAGGAGTTGCACTCTTCGGAACATGGGCAACGACCACGACACAGGTTGACGGATCGTTGACACAAGTCCAAGGATGCGCCGAATATCTTGCAGCTTTGATGGGTGATGTATTAAGCGAAAATCAGGTCTATTTTGAAATCCATGTCATGGACTACGCAGTCAATCCTTCAACTCTCACATTGTTCAACCAGTACAACGACTTCATCAGTCAGAACATAGATGTCGTGTACCGCACACCCGGCACAGTCTCAGACACAACCTTTCAGTGCGTCATTGAGGGACTGCAAATTAACTCAGATCCCGAGAAGACCGAGTATGTGTTCTTCTTGACTCCTGCCGCTCTGTACCGTTCATTCATCCTTAACGACGATATTTTCGGTACTCTTGACAACAACAGACTCAGCTACGGCGTAGCAGGGTTTTAAGGAGAAAAATGCCTACACAATTAGGAGACTTCACTGCCGGACAGATTCTGACCGCAGATGATATGAACGACATCG